GACAACATAAACACAGCATTAGCCGTGAAAAATTTCGACCCTAAAGGGTTAATAAAATATGCGTACTGTGGTGACACATGGGAGGAGACAGAAGAAGTAGCAAGCCACTTCAAAGGAGAACGTAAGGGGGCTCGATGCCCCGAGCTGACAGGGAAGATTCCTTTAATAGTTTGGGAGACCGACGATGATCGGGATCTACGTAGATCTAATGCGATGGAAGCAGGGATGAGTGAGAAGCGTATCCCTGATCGTGTTGGTAAGGGGGCGTGTGTCGAGTGTGGCATGTGCCCTGATGGAAGAAACAACGTGCGTTTCGCACAAGAAAGGTAGGAAATTATGGTGAATCCATTCGGCAAATGCCGTGACTTGGAAAAACCTTACGCTGTCTATGTAGACAGGTACGAACAGTTCGAGACGAGAGTCTTGAAAACGTATGAACATTATGAGAAGGAGCAGAATAACCCTAACGCTCGATGGTTCGTGGCTGTGAGGTCACCGTACACCTTCGGGTCTTGGGAGTATGGTGATTCTCTTTCACGTAATGTGGTGGGTGATGTGGTGCAGAGTGACCCGCTTTGGGAGGAGAAGTATGTGCTCCCTGCTTTAAGACTCAGAGCACAAGAAGGAGTTAGCAGATGACTTTTGTTATTGATACTCCTGAAGGTATAGAGATGTACCGAATTGTAGCTACACAGAAAGCTTTGAAGCTGGAAGTAGAGCATGGTCTTAAGCTGAGTCGTAACCGTAGCGCTTTCGCTATCGCTAAAGATATTCTTGCACGATATGGGATGATCCCAGAGGGTGAGTCTGTTGGCACGAAGAAGAAAGCATACCGTTTAATCACTGAGCTTATTGAACTGTTAACAGCAAAAGAACATGGCTGATTACATGAACCCTTTACTAACTAAGTACTGTCCTTGTAAACAGTATGCAGAGAAATGCAACTGTCACAAGGGAGAGTTCTTTTGTATATGTCAAGATGTTTGCAAACCTTCTAAGAGATACGGGTGGGATAAAGAATGAGAGTTCTTAATCTTTACGCAGGAGTAGGAGGTAACCGTCTTCACTGGACTGGAGCTGATGTGACAGCAGTGGAGTTGGATCCAGCTATAGCTGAGATATACAGCCACCATTTCCCTGAGGACAGGATGATACTAGATGATGCTCACGAGTTTCTTCGCAATTATGTTGATGATGGGTGGGATTTGATTTGGTCTAGTCCCCCATGTCAGACGCATAGTCGATTCATTTTGAGTGGCACTAACAGGAAGAGACGCAGGTATCCAGACATGAGGTTGTACGAGGAGATCTTGTGGCTGCAGAGATACCACAGTAATAACCTTGTTGGTTCTTATGTGGTTGAGAATGTCATCCCTTATTACGGGGAGCTGATACCAGCTCAACGGATAGGTAGACATTTGTTCTGGACTGATCTGGATTTGTCTGGCATCGAAGATGTTAAGAGACCATCAGGTTTTTGGAAGGAACTTACGAGCGTTGATGGTTCCAAGAAAGTGCAGGACTGGTTGGGTATGAGTTGGGATAAGAATGTTTATTACGAAACCAACCATGATCCCAGTCAGATATGGCGTAACGCTGTGCACCCTGAGGTGGGGCAAAGTATTTATGAGAGGATGGCGAGTGAAAAAGATTAAGCATGGGGTGTCTGCCTATCGTAACAATATTTGCAGGTGTGATATCTGTAGAACTGAGGGCAGGTTAGATGCTAAACGTAGACGTGATGCTGCTCGTGTTGAGTATAAGAAGTCTGCTCCTGTTCAGAAGAAGAGGATGAGACCTAGTGATGTATACCATGATACACTTACTAGAGAACAATACATGAAGTTGAGAGGAGGACCATGACTTCTGAAGAACCTGAGATATGGAACCTTGAGTATGAGGTGTTAATAAAAGGCATCATCCCTTTCTCCGTTGGAGAACAGGTGGTAACTGGGCGTTATCAAGTTGTTAACGCTGACGTAGTGAGATTGGAGATAACAAAATCAGATGAGTGAACAGGAAGAAGAAGAAAACAATTTATCATTAGAGCATTTCATTAAGGTGCTCAGTCCAGCAGCAACACTAGGACTGTTTGATTTACTATTCGATATTAAGAACAGGATAGATCAATACTTAGCGGACATGGTGCCGTTGGTTAAACCAGAAGAAGAGATGCCTGACAATGTATCGAAGCTTCACATACCAGGACAGGAGAAATAAATGTATGTTTCATCAGGAACAATAGAGAAAGCAACACGACCACACTTACAAATGCAGACGAAGCTGCGTCGAGGAGTGAAGACTGACAAGTCTTTAGCCACGTACGAATTAGCCAAGTCATGTATTGAAACACCCAACCATCCGAAGAAGATGAGCGACTCAAGGCTTGTGTTTAAAAGCAAAAGAGCAGCTATCGAATACACGTCACAGCTACGCATAGGTAAACGCAAAACTTTACTGCATGCTTTAGAAGATTCAGGGGTGACAGATCGTGGACACTTTGAGGTGTGGGTAGAAGATGAGATACCTTTAGCTAACCGATACACCATAGGGTTGGAGTATGTCAGCGACTATGACGAAGTGGAATTAAAAAAGAAAACTCCTGTCACATATCTAGGTCCACCGACAGAAGAAGCAGCTCTCAGGGCAGCCACGGATCACGAACTAGGGCATCGTGACACCGAACAAGGTGAGTGGTTAGACTGAGCATCGGGAGGGTGAGTAAAGTCTTCCCTCCTTTCTTCTTTGCTCACCCTCCTACCTCCATCCACCACTAAACCCACCAGATTGTTATACTGGCTGCTAGCAGGCAGGCAAGGCTAGAAGGCACACCCCCTAAAGGGTGTGCCGCTAGCTAGCTAGCTACTAGCTAAGGGAGATAGTTATTAACGAGAATCATTCGTACAAGGATGGCAAGTGGCATCACGTTTGGCATCAATCAGATCTTAAAACTTTCGAGATGTGCCCTGAACGGGCACGAAAGATTTGGGCAGGTGAAGTAACAGACCCTGAATCTGATGCGGCTGTACTTGGTACAGCCTGCCATAACGCTGTTGAAAGACTTCTTCTTCCCGCCGACCCAGACTCTTACGATTACTGTTACCCCGTGGAACGCAACGAAGATTCTTATGACCTGTTGCACGATTACTTTGAGCAGGAACTAACAGAGCTGTCTACTTCTATTGAGAAGTGGAACAGTTACGGTTCGATAAGCAAGATGCGTTCAATGGGAACCACCAAGCTGGATGCCTGGTATGAGGATATTTACAATGGGTTAACCCCGATGCACGTTGAGTTACCTTTCAGAAAATTGTTGTTTGAAGATGATGAGAGGGTCGTGCACATGGAGGGACGCATCGACTTGATAGATAGCAACCTTGGTATTGTCGATTGGAAGTTCCCTAAGAGGGATTACACAAAAGAGAAATGGCAGTATGACAGGTGGGATGTTCAGTCCACTGTTTACACTTGGGCTGTTGATCAGATGAAGGGAGAATTGAAAAGAGATTTTGAAGATCACGCTATGACTTTTGTTGTCGTACACGGTAAGTCTGGTGTGTCTCAGATGAGAATAGATCGTTCGCCTCAAGACTGGGAGTTCTTGAAGCGCAAAGTCGAGGCGTTAAGTCGCCTCGTGGAACGTTCAGACATGGAAGTCTGGACGTTAAATGATGCTGGTTGGTGGTGCTCCGAGAAGTGGGCACCTTGCTGGCACTTATGCAAAGGAAAAGAAACATATGGATAAAGACAAGTTGATTGTTGCGCAGAACTGTAACTCTGCGACTGCAACAGTTATGGCTGCACTGGTTAACTCTGGTGCATTTACTTATGAGGATGTGCGTGCCAACTGGGGTGACCTACATCAGATCATAAACGAAAACACTCACGCCGCAGCGGGTGCACAGATGCTCACACAGGCGTTTCCACAGACACAGACACTATCTACCCCACCTCCTGCCCCAGCAGCGCCTCAGACGGCTTCTACGCCGCCCTCAGCGCCAGCTAGCAAGAGTAAGGGAGGATGGATACGTGAAGATGCGTTTGAAACAATCACAGGAGCTATCGAATTTGAGCGTATGAGTGGTATCACTTTCGGTTCAGGAGAATCCAACTTCTTCTGCAATCAAGTAAGCAAAGAGACAGGTCACTTGCCTAACGGTACAGTTCTAAAGAACCCTAAGAGCTACCCTCACTCTAAAGTAAAAAGAGCCGACTACTTAAAAGGCGAATGGGCTCAAGCACTAGCTCAATACGCCGAATTTGCCATAGACTTTGATTCACTTCCAGCGTCGTTCACTCGACCAGCAAAGTATGTGAAGTAATATGGTAACGAGACTCAGCGCTCAAGAGGCTGAGGCTCGTGTTGAACAGGCAAGGGCTGGCTCCTCTGATCTCCCTGAGGGGTCAGCCTTATCTGTTACAACCCCCACGTTGCCTACTTGCCTTGATATAGCCGAACGATTAATAGAAGATGCAGCCGACAGGACAGCCCGATGGTCTCTAGGTGTGCACGAAATAGACGACGCATTAGGAGGAGGACTTAAACCCCGTGAGCTGCTACTCGTAGCAGGCAAAGCACACACAGGTAAAACAGTTCTACTAATAAACGCTGTCGCTAAAAACCCTGACAGTCTTGTCATATGGATGACACCTGATGAACCTGACCTTATGGTTCTGTCAAGAGTCTTAAGTATCAGACTCAACATGAACCCACGAGAAGTGTACGACCTGGCACGCAAAGGAGATGAAAGGATCCTTAAAGCCATACGTCACCAATCGGAAACAGATCTAAGAAACCTGAGGATCATAGATCGTGCCACGTTCTCCAAGTATGGGGCGCAGATGCGTAAGCAAGGGCACCCTGTTGAAGGACCAGTTGAAATAGCTGACCACATTTTAGGAACATGGACTCACGCAGAGTATGGAAAAGGACCAGACGTTTTTGTTTGGGACTTCGCTTCACAACTAGACGACCCCGACTTGGGCGACGACCCAGCTAAAATAGGTGCACTCAAATCTTTAGGGATGAGACACGAAGCTGTGACCATAGTGGTGCATCAAGCATCACGAGGTAGCGCCAACAGAGGTGCAGCTTTAGGTATCGAATCAGGCAGGTTCGGTGGTGAAGACTTAGCTCACTTTATGATCACAGTATGGAGACCACACGAGGACACAACCATCTCAGTTGAGGAACGTGCCACGTTAGAGAACTTTTTTGGAGTAGCATTAGTTAAGAACAAAAGGTTCGACGGTAAGAAAGTGTCATTGAAGATGGAGATTAAACCTTCAGGAGCTTTAGTAGACCCATACGAAGAGCTGCGTATACAGCTAAGGTTGGGACCAGACAATGAATGATTTCACATCATTGTTTTACATGACCTTCCACGGGTTTCCGCACGCATGGGGTGAATCAGGGGATAACCCCCATGCCGTGTGGGAAGACTTGACTCTCGCACATTTCAGACGGCACCTAGATGGAGAAATACCATTAGGTATTTACCCAATGACCTACGACCCGACCAACAAACACGTAGGACCAAGAGGATGGGTGGAAGAAGGAGAAGGTAAGATCGTTCGCACCTACCCTGATATGCGTAAAGAACTATGGGTTTGCTCATGGGGTTGCATCGACATCGACGCACAATCAGACGCACACACAGGTCAAGGAACAGAAGATGAAGTAATGGAATACGCTTTCTCCATACACAACATTCTTCAAGCTCAATCAATACCATCATGGGTTGAACGTACACGGTCAGGTGGGGCACACATATGGGTGTTCGCAGACACATGGTGTTCAACAATAGACATGAGAAGATGTTTGCTAGCAGCAGAAGAAATGGCAGGAGTGCCAACCGACTCACCGTTCCCTAAAAGCGAATGGTTAACAGGACCACCAGGAAACTTTGTTCGTTTACCGTATCATGGTAAACGTGCAAGAGTTGATCGTCAGGTGGTTGTCAATGAACAAGGAGAACCACTCTCTTTGGAAGACTTCCTTCAAGAAGCAAACGGTAATCGTGCGAAGATCGCAGACATCAAAGCGTCAGCGTTGCTGAAAACAGAACCTAAACCTTACACACCAAACCCCGTTTACAAGTCGGCACCATCTAAGATGAGGGGTGCTTTGAAGAAAGAATATGAGAACGGTCCACCCGCAGGTGCTTACACAGAGAACCAAGGAAGAGGAAGAGGAAGACACGGCTGGTTGTACAGTTGGGCGTGTTTAGCTTTCCGTGACGGACATCACATAGAAATGGTGTTATCTTGTTTAGAGGATCTGGACAACAGGTTCACACAAAAATTTTGGCAGAATGGGAAACCACGCCACGATCAGGTACCACAGCTACGTAACTTAGCTATGAAAGCGCAGGATGATGTCGCCTCAAGAACACGCATTTATCGTTGAGGGTAGACCCAAACCAAAGGGTCGCCCTCGAATGACACGCAAAGGGCGTGTCTACACACCCAAAGACACTCTCGAATATGAAGCGAAGATAGCTGAAGCGTACGACGGTCCGATGTTTGAAGGACCAGTGCTTATGAGGATTGCTTACACACCTGAATATCAGACAATAGAGATAGAAGAACTACCAGATGCTAAATCGAAATTGCGTTTCGATTTGGACAACGCTATTAAAGCAACGTTAGATGGGTTGAATGGTATCGCTTACCCTGATGACAATCTTGTTTACCATATTGAAGCCACTAAACTATGACCTTTTCTGATCAACCTTTTAATAAAAGATTTTATGAAATGGGTGATCTAGCTGAAGGAAGATTTGAAGACTGGTCAGTACACAACTTTGTACGTTATGGATTAAACAGACCACCGTTAGCCATGTGGAAATTACCACCCCGTGTCAGATACACACCCGATTATTTAACTTCAAACAACCTGGTTGAAGTACAAGGGTTCGGTAAGAAACAAATCATTCACATGAAGCCAGACAAATGGGAAGCTTTACTGTGGTGGGATCGTAACGTTATGCCTGTTCAACTTTTTTTATATGACTCTCATAACGACAGAGAAATCATGTTTCCTATTAAGAAGCTGCGACCTTTTGTTGATCGTGCTGAGATCCGCACATTCCCAGAAGGAAAAGAGTACTATGCTATTAAAGCAGAGGAGGTATGGACGACGTTAGGTTCTTAAATGCAGAAAGTTGTATCGGTACCATCGGACTCGTGGATTGTGGAATCCACGGCGATGAGCGCCACTTTTCTTGTTCGTATGTTAGGACTTTCCATGTCGAATTTACCGTCAAGCCCTCTAGCTGGGTTGATGCAAACACCCCCGAACGAAAATCCTTTACCAACGGCTCAAGAAATTCAAACCCAATCTGACGTTTCTTTTGCTGTGCAGAAAGTGTTAGAGGAACTGCCTGAAGATTACCGTGACGTACTGGTAATGGTATACGGGGAAGGTATGTCATTACGTCAAGTAGAAAGTTTTACGGGCATACCAAAAACTACTGTGGCACGAAGACGTGACGCAGTAGCAGGTATGTTTGCCAAACTCTTGTTAATAGAAATGCCTGAGCTGGCAGAACGATACGAGATTAGTAAGGTCCTTTAGCTTCCAAAGCACGTAACGCTAAGTCTTGAATAAGCCTGCCGAAATACTCTCGGCTACTAGGATGATTCGCAAAACCTTCTTCGATACGCCAATCCTCAGAAGCTAAAGCTTCAACCTCTTCTTCTGTTAAAACAATAAGAACACCGAGCTCGTCGTTAGACCAGCCTGCGTGACTACCATCATTAGTGTCAAACAGGTGAGCGTTCTTAACTAGGTTTTCTGTTATAGATGTTTGTATGTCGTCTGCGTGTTCCGCTAAGAATAGATCCCAATCGTTATCATTCTCAGCGGCAGCCATTAGGCTGCACGCTTGTCTAAGACTTCTTTAGCCCAAGCTTTCGCCATAGCTAAGACAGCAGCACCAGCACCTATCAGTGCGGTTTTAGCTGTAGACATATCTCCTATTATAAATACTGAAAGAAACGATTGCACGAATGTGGCACCCGCTCTTTCCAGTCTGTCTCCCCAATTTCCTGAACTTACTGCGGACATTATTTTTTTCCTTTTCTAGATCTGTTTGCTTTATCATAGGCTATAGCAGCAGCTTGATCACGAGGTTTACCCTCGTTGATTAGCACACCTATGTTGTGGCTGATCACCTGTTGAGATGATCCTGATTTGAGAGGCATTAGTACCTAGGGCGTTTAGGTCTTTTTTTAGCCATTAGTCGTTCTCATCAAACTTGGCTCGCATACCGTTACTCATTCGTAACATAGCGTCACCAGTTAACGTACCCAGATTAGCAGTGGGTCGAGTAACACTCGACACAACCACGCTCTCAGCGTTAGTGCTGGGAGTAGTACCATCTAAATTGTGTGGCATCTTAACCTACTTTCCGAAAGGACGACCGCCATGAGCGGCGTTCCCTAAATTAGTTTTCCTAAGAAATGCCGCAGCTTTTTTAGCTTTCTGCGACATATCCCACATGTTAAAAGAAGACGTACTGTTATACGGCTGCTCATCTTGAGAGCCGAACGTTTCTTCAAATGTTCCGTAACCTTCACCTTTGGGCATCGAAATGACC